GCAGAGTTAGCCTTTGTTACTTCAGGTAAGAAATTTTTTCCGATGACTTTTCAAGTCGGATCCAAGCCCAAGATAGGATGGCAAATTTATGACGTACCTCAAAAATATAGAACATACGTTGCAGGTGTTGACACTGCTTCTGGCTCTCCTGCTGGTGATTTTTCTTCAATGGTGATCATTGATGTTACCAACAGGGAGAAAGCCAAAGTGGTTGCAACTTTTTATGATCGAGTTCCTTTAAGAGAATTTAGCAATCAAGTTCTAAAAGGACTCGCACAGTTTAATCCATTGGTTGTTGTAGAATCTAATAGTTATGGACTAGCGGTTATCGAGGCTCTACAGGAAGCGGCATATCCTCACCAATTCCGTAGAACGAAATACGATAAGATCTCTGGTCGTTGGTCTGAACATTTAGGCTTTGCTACAACTCAGCAATCTCGTCCCGTCCTGCTCAGTAGATTGCACCAATGGATTTCCTCTCAGTGGTTAGAGCCTAAGTGTGATAACCTTAAACGTGAAATGAATACGTTTGTATATAATGAGCAAGGAAAACCCGAAGCAGATAAAGGCAAACATGATGATATGATTTTTGCTACGGGTCTTGCTCTTATTGGTTTGGATCAGGTTTCTGACTATGAGGAAGAAAAACAACGAACTGATAAACCAGTAAGTATCGAAGAACAATTACAATGGGAGCTTTCAACTGGAAAGCTTTACAAAAATAACGAGGAAAACTTTTACGATCCTATGCAAGAAAGACTTGATAGGATGCACATGGAAACGACCCCTAGTGCTGTATATGATGCAGCCTTGAGGTCAGAATGATTCTGGGATTCATAAAACCCTGTTAACCGTCACTCGACGTAAAGGAGAATATTTTGTTAGATCAAGAACAACGAGCCAAGCTCGAAGAAGTTGCTAGTCAACTGACTAGTGATGGACCGTCTCAAACTCTCTCTATCGATGCCACACACAGTGGTGAAGTTAGAGAAACTGAGGTTGCTCAAGACGTTAAAGAAGAGAAACCCTCATTAAAGGAAGAAGAGCATGTAGAGGCTGCTCCACAAGAAGCCTCGCAGGAAGAGACTGATGATAGCCCTCCTCCTGAACCCAAGGGACACAAAGTTCCTTATTCTCGTTTTAAGAGCGTATTAGATGCTAGGAATCAATTTCAGTCACAAGCGGTTGAATATGAAACTAAAGTATCAAGCTTGGAACAAAAGCTTCAAGCATTACAATCTCAAACGCAAACTCCTGCTCAGACACCTAAAGTTGAAAGTAAAGGACATGACTGGTTAGACGATTATCTCGGTATTACTACACCAGAAGAGGTTGCCCCTGAATGGAAATCTCAGTATAATACCTTACATGATAGACTATACAAATTCGAAGTTGCACAAGAAGAAACTAAACTTCGTGCAGAATTAGGTAGCCTTAAGGAAACTTTTCCATCTGTACCAGAAAATTACTTGCTCCAGGCTGTTATCAACGATCCAAGTGTAAACTTGGCTTCTAAAGCAGAGGAATACCACACTTTTATATCAGCAATTGGTGAACATGCTATTGCTAAATATCTTGAGGATAATCCTGGTGAGAGCATTGCTCCCACACCAGAGGTTCCGAAAAGAGGTAGAGGTGGTGGTTCTGCACCAGCTAGGGAACATGTGTCTCCTAGCAAGAAGCCAAAGAGCATTGGTGATGCTACTAGTGCATTGAGAGATGCGTTAGGAAAGCATAATCCCTTTAAAGACTAATAGCTGTTTATATTAATAAACATACCAAAATAAGGAGGTAACAAAATGGCTCAGTCATTAGCTGGTTTTGCCAGTATTTTAAAGGAATTTTACCTAGGACCTATCCAGGATCAGTTGAATGAGGAAACTCTTGTTTGTGAACTGATGGAAAAGGCTTCAGTCGATTGGAACGGTCGGCAGGTAATTATTCCCGTCCACACAGGACGAAACACAGCCGTAGGCTGGAGAGCGGAAGGTGCAGCACTCCCAGGTGTCATGGCACTCCCTCTTCCTGTTCCACTTAATGTACAACCCCAGCAGGACTATGCAAACCTTACGGTAACTGCACAGTTCCTCTATGGTAGATTCCGTATTACGGGTCCAGCCATGGCATCGGCTGGTAAGGGTGGTGCAAATTCTTTCGTCGGGTGGGTAGATTCAGAAATGAATCGTCTCGTTAATGACGTAAAAAACAACTGCAATCGAACTGCTGTTTCAGGTGGTGAGTGTCTTGGTTGGGTAACACCTCAAGGCAATGGTGTTGCTGTTGTTCCTGGTGCTCCAATTCCCTATCTGTTTGATGGAGATGCAGCCAAGGTTGCTGCAGCTACTGCAGATGCTATCGTAAATGGCTTCGATGTTGTTCGACCTGATACCATGGCAGTTATCGATCAGGTAACTGTCGGTGCTCTTGTCAATGGTACTCTTACCATGACTCCTTCAGGTGCTACAGTTTATCCATTGGATGGTGCAGGAAACTCAATTCCATGTGCATTGATTTCTAATACCGTTGGTGCTGCTGGTGCAAACTATGCAGCCCTTGGTACTGCTGCAGAGCCAGTTGGCATCTATGGAAACCTTGGGCTTCCAGGGGCTGCTACAGGTGGTTTTGCTAACTTCAACGGTGCTTGGTTCGGTCTTGATCGTACTACTGCTACTGGTGGTGCAAATGCTACACTCCAGCCTTCAACGTCTGGTCAGGTAGCTGCTGCAGCGGTAGAAGCTAATATTCTATCGACAGTTACTGCAACTCCTCCAGCCCGAATTGCTTTGCAAACTGGTGTTCTGCAAACTGTATTAGATCGAATTTCTCTAGCCTCTGACGAAGAGCCTGATGTAATTCTTTGTAATCCGTTGCAGAGAACTCGACTTGCTGCAAGTCTAACTGGTACGAACCCTGTTGCTGTCTCGGCTCATGTCTTTGATGTAAAGTCCCGACCCGAGACAGGTGATGGTGGATTCAAGGGCTTTGCCTATGCAGGAATTCCTATTAAGACCTCACGTCATGTTGACAATGGTCTTATACTTTTCCTGAATACAAAGTCTTGGAAGATGCTGGAACTAGAAGCTGGTAAGTTTGCTGATTCGGATGGCAACGTCCTTCAGCGAGTTTTGGATGCTGATGCATTCGAAGGTTTCTACAAGTGGTATTACAATACTGTTTGTGTCCGTCCAAATAGCAATGGGATCCTCTGCGGTCTTGCGCTATAAAGGAGAATTTAAGGTGTGCCCTCCCTTCGGGGAGGGTTACATCTTTTTTTTATGATTGAATATATACTAGCCTTATTGCTATCGATTCTCTGTGTTATTGGTGTGCAGGGAATTATTTTAATGGCACTATGCATAAATATAAAACGTGAAGAGTTGGATCAATTGCACTTCCAACATGATGCGGATCTTTCACCAATGCAAAGTGTGATGATAAACGAACACATGGAGAACCACGATGGCTAATGGCAGAACTCGTTATGAACGACAGATACAAGAGGAAGAAACTGAGAAAGCAGCGGAAGAACAGGTAGCAGCTAGAGAACAAGCTGCAGCCAATCTTAAAGCTCAGAAGAATCCTCTTGGAGAAGGTATTGGTGGTGGTATTGGTACTGTCCTAGGTAATATACTACTCCCAGGTGTTGGTGGGGTAGCAGGAAAATACATAGGAAAAGGATTAGGTGGAGCAGCAGAAGCTGCCCTTGAAGGAGCAGAAGGTGGTCAAATCGCAAAAGCAGGTTTTGGTGCTGCTGTTCCAATTGTAGGAGACTATATTAAACAGATTGGTGGTACAGGTAAAAAACCACCAGTTCCTGGTGCAGAAGATGTACCAGAAGGAGCAGAGGTACCAGAAGGAGAAGGTATACCAGAAGTTGCAGGACTACTTGAGGGTCTAGATCTACCAGAAGGCTTTGATATAGGAGCAATCCTAGGTGGAGGAATCCCAGCATAATGGCATATAAATTAGCACCAGACACTGAAGAACAAGAGTATCCTGAAAATTTTAAACAGGAATTAGATACTTTTGATTATCACAGGACTAAGGACCGCAAAATTTGGGATCTTAGTCTTTTGTTTTTGGAGGGTAGACAGTGGGTAGCATGGGACACACATATCCAAGGATACGCTGCTACCATCAAGAATGCTCCTAACTATAAGGTTACAGTTAATCTTCTTCTCAATATCTACAGAAATCTTCTCTCTAAATTAGCTACAACCTATCCTAGTATTGTAGTTACTCCAGGATCTCCATCTACTGAGGATATTCTTAAAGCTCAGGCTTCAGAAACTATTCTAAAGTATTACTGGAATAGGGATGATATTAAAGAAACACTAGGTAAATCATTTAGTTGGCTTTTATCTTGTGGGACTGTAGGACTACATAGCTATTTTGATGATACTGAAAACAGAGTAACTACAGAAGTTATCTCTCCTTTTGATTTATTGTTCGAACCTTATGTCTTAAGTCCAGAAGATTCACAATGGATAGCTATTCGTAGACATGTGCCTAAAGCTGAACTAGAAGTTTCTTATCCTGATCATAAAGAAGAGATTCAAGAAGCGGTAGATGCATATGCAGCCGCAGATCGTCCTGGTGAGGGTAGTTATACCATGATACCAGAGAATAGAGTAGAGACATTCGAGATCTATTGGAAGGATGGCAAACATGCAATCCTCATGAATCAGACATATCTCTACAAAGGAACTAATCCTTTGGACGAAATACCCATAGAAATCATGAGATATTCGGAAGTTCCAGGCAAATTATGGGGAATTGGGCTGATTTCTCCCCTTATTGACATGCAGTGGCTATACAATAAAAGCCGCTCTCAAGTACTACAAAACATCGAATTAATGGCAAATCCTAAGTGGATGATACCTAAATCGGCTGGAGTTAACCCACAAGCCATTACAAATAGGGCTGGTGAAAAAGTATTTTATAATGCTGCTGGTGGTAAGCCAGAACAAATCGCTGCAGCCCCTCTTCCTTCTCATGTTTTTGATAATATTACACGTCTTCAATCAGAAATGATGGATGTATCAGGAATTCACTCTACTATTTTAGGTAAAAGGGCAGTGGGTGTTACATCAGGTAAAGCTATGCAAACTCTTGCAGCACAGGATATGAGCCAGTTACATAATACTCAGCTAAGAATTGAAGCTTCTGTTAAGAGCGTCGCAGAGTCTGTACTAATGCTTATGCAAGTATTTTATAAAGAAGAAAGAATGA